AACCAGATGGCGCCATGAATGCTTGAGGACTTGAAACTGTTGTTGTACTAATTGGATTATTATTTGATTGTACTATCACAGGTCTAATATTATTTGCCGTTGCTGTTGTTGCTGCCTCTGCCACTGCTGGTGCTGTTTGTGGTTGTCGTTTTGTTACTGTTGCTTTTTGTGGTATTACAAAAGCTCCAGGCTCATTCCAATCTTTTAGATCTGCACTGACTGGTAGCATTTTTGGCACATATGTTTGTGCCTCAGGGTCTGCTGCATTGTAATCGGACCATGTATATGATTTTTTAGGTACAAATTTACGTCTGAAAGATTGCTTAAACATTTGTGCCTCAGGGTCATCTGCATTACCCATCTGTTGATCTTTAGCAACCTGTGCGTCAAATTGCGCCGAAAGATTTTGTAATTCTTTACCTTGTTCCATGGAAAGTTGACGTGGTGGTATAGCTTTTAGTTCCTCATACCTTTTTCTATCGTCACTATTTTTATTATAAGCATATAAAACCGCAGCAGCAATTAATCCAAATGCCGCTAGCATAGGTGCTGATGTTAATAAAGCTATTAGTCCTGTTTTACCCATTGCGCCAGCGGCCGCAGCTCCCACACCAGCAGCGCCGGCACCAGCCACTGCAGCACCAGTACCAGCACTTGCGGCACCTGCACTAAGCCCAGCAAGGCCTAAACTAGTTAATGCTGGAATAACTCTTGCTAGAGCACCAATTGATTTTAATGCCAATCTAAATGTGGTACCAGGCGCTAGTAATAATGCCAAACCACCAAATGTTGCCGCTACTGCACCAAAATCTTTTTCAATCTCTTTACCATTGGCGTCTTTACCATCACCAAATAATGAGTTAATTGTTCGCAGAGCATTTGTAATGGTACCGGTAATGCCTTTCAATACAGTAGCAAATGATGGTATTTTAATTCCTAGATCATCTAATTCTTTTCTTAAATTATCACCTAATGTATCAAATTCTTTTCTAACTTCCTCATTGCTAATAATACCACCAAGTATAGTTCCAATAAAAGCAAATCTTTTACCAAAGATCATACCAATACTAAGACCTTTGATTGCTCCAAACGCGGCATCACTGAGTACTTTAGCTTCTTTTGGATCTTTAATTTTACTTTCGATATAATCAGCAATTTCGTCAGCAAAAAGATTCAGTACCGCGCCAGGAATACCACGGGTTAAAAGCGTTTTACCCAGTGTTGCACCTAAGCCAACTAAACTACCTGCAGCAAATAATTTTCCTAGACCACCAAATGGTAATGATGGTAGACTAAAACCACTTGATGTATCACTTGCCATTTTGGCACTGGTTACATCAGATTGTTTTTTAGTAATCCTTCGTTCCTCAGCTTTATCCTCAAGTGCATCCATCCTATCACCTGCCATTTGTTTGACAAGTTTATCAATATTACTTGAAGTGCTTTTTACACCCTCATTTGTTTCACTCAAAATTTCATTCTGAGCTACGAGTGTATCATTAATTTCTGCTAAGGTTGCCATTTATTATCCTTGCTGCTTTTGCCTCTCGTTCTTTTCTTTAATATCCTCAATTAACATAATAAGGTAGATTTCTCTCTCCCACGGTAGCATTTCTTCTATCTCTGTAAGTGAATAATGAAAGTTTTGGAGAAGTTGAAAATTTACTTTATAGTAATTCTCCAAAGTTTCATGAGAGAGATTAATTAAAAAAAATCTTCAAGGCCCTCCAATAGTCTTGTGTTTTGTGTGCCGCAATTAACACACTTAAATTTAAGTTCATGCCTTAAGTTAGGCATTGATTTGATAAAGTTTTGTACCTTATCAAATTGTTCTGTTGACAATGATTCAATGAATCTTATAATTTCCTCTTTTGGCTCGTCACTGACCTTAATATTTTCATCGTCTGACATTACAGAATCAAGACATGAAATTACAACATCGATTACTGTATCGGTAGTACTATCATGCTCAAAAAATTCATTACTTGAAACAAAATAATTATAGTCAGGATATTTCAGTTTTAATGAGATCTTTTCATTAATCTTTACAACCATATCCTGTTTTTCAACATCAATCTTAATATCCTCAAGGTTCATCTCAACTTCATTTTGTGTATTACAATTTGTACACTCAATATTAAGACCAACCTTTTCACCAACAGATTTTGCTCTAATCTGAGTAAACATATAATCAACATCAAAGGTTGTCAAATGATACACATCAACTGATTCATCAACACACGAACCAATCACATCAAGCATTGCCCTTACAATAGATCTTCTATCTTTTGTTTCATAAGCAAGTAAAAGAATCTTTTGTTCTTTTACCAAAAATGGTCGGTACCTTACTTTCTTTTTTGTTGAAGGTACCACCATTTCATATTTTGGTGTTGTATTGATAACAGGTAAAGCCATAATTTACTCCTAATTCACATCAACCAAATAATTGTCCTGGGTTAATGTCAAGATTAATAAAGTTTTGAGATGGTGCAATTGGTTTCCAAGTTGTGTACGATAATTGAACCGTAACTTCTACCAAACCATCCTGATCATTTGAAAAATCAATTTGATTCATTGTTGTTGGAAATGCTTCGATTAATTCAACGCTATAAACCGAACCTTCTCCAACACCAATATTAACTCTGATTGGACCTAACCCGGCAGACATGCCCAGTAGAGGTTTTCTTAATTGGTGTATCTTTACTGGTAATGCATATTCACTTTTATATCCAGGTTCATATGTGTCTGGATTCATTACCTTTGTCATCCATGCATCAAAATAATATTTGGCACCATAATCATTCAAAAGATAAAATGTTAATGTGACATCGTCAACAGCATATCCATATGCTACTTTTTCTCTCACATTACCAATTAATCTTTCACTTGTTAATATTTGTTTGCCAGGTAGTGTAGCATTCTTACATACAAGATTTAATTCCCTTGTTGATGGTCTTGGTGCACCAGTAATACCGGGTACACTTGGAATTAAATCTGTTGCCTGTGAAAGTAGACCAGCAAGCAATCCACCAGAACCATTACCACTTAGTTGGGGTAACTCAACAAGGAAATTATTATTTCTTGCAAAGCCTAAACGTGAGGATGCAAGGCCTTTTATTTGATCAATTGATGCCATTAAATGATCATCCTTCTAGAATCTCTATAAACATTCTGAGCAGTAGATTTACGCCATTGTGCCGTGGGTAGAAATGTAGCAATCTCCCATTCTGGTGCATCAACTCTAGCAAATCTACCTTTTACATGACTCACAAGATAATGTTTAAAACATGGTTCATAGTATCTCAGTTTACGCATACGTTGTAATGTATTGTAACGAATACGAAACTTTGTTGTATCGTCGTATGATTTATTATTTGTAATATCCATTAAACCATCCAACATTCTTGCCCTTAATATTGGTGGCAAATAATGTAGATTCAAGCCATAAAATCCACCTTCGGCTGGACCGAGGAGAATAATTAATGGAAACTTATCGTAGTATGGTAATGTTTCTTTTGTCTTTGGATCATAAAAGAACATAAACATTCTACCAATAAGATCACGAGTATATCTTGGTTGTTGCAACGTAAGTGGGTCCTCACGCATCAACTGTGTTCGGTTAACATTACGCATTGTAGCTATCTTTTTCATAAACCATGCACGTGATTCACGTGTACGTGGCGTAATGCCGGCACGGAATGCCTCTAGTTCCAATTTTTGAAAAATATTGCTCATGCCAATATTTATATGGACTTGCGACGTTTAAATGCAGGAAGGGGCTTTAAAGGCTTAATTCCCTTCTTCATTATTTTCATTTCTTTAAGTGTATTTTCTGTCCATACTTGGAATTCCCAGCCTCTGTCCTTACAATAACTCTCGGCGGCTTCCCATTTACGCATGTTTTTAATATAGGTCAACCCTTCAGCGACATATTGTTTTGTTCGCCTTTGACCTTTGGGTGGTGATGTTTCTTTCTCTGGTTTTATTTCAACCAGGATGGTTTTACCATCATTAAATTTAATTTTAAGATCTGGGAAGTAACGGTGATACTTCTTATCAACGTCGTAGTAATATGGAATAATTGTCTCTTCAGAGCTCCATTCTTTAATCGACGGATTGTTGTCGCACCAGATAAAGCATAGTTTCTCCCAATGCGACCGGTAGACAACCTCCCTTGGATTGCCTCTATACTTTTCTTTATTGACGACCGTGTACTTCCCAGAATACGCCATTAGCCTTCTTTTTTCCAGAGTGTCCAAGCACCATAGACGATTGCGCCATAAGCTGCAAACTTAGCAAAAGGACCTAGAACAATAAAAGCTACGCCGGCACCAATACAAATGATGCCATCCCATGATGTTCTTTCTTTGAGTCTATCTAATACCCATCCCATTATGCTTCTCCTACTTTACAATTACGCTTGCGATGTCCATTCCATGCAACAAAACCACCAGCACGGAGTGCAAGGTACGCTGCCCAGTTTAAGACATGAATACCATTCTGCTCAATATTAATATCACGGAATAGTTCATCAGCTTGTTTTTGGTTCATTGGCTCACTTGTATCTTTCTTGTTCTTCTTCAACAAGACCGTATACTTATAAACATAATCGTGAACCAAACCACCAGCCAATAGAATACCAACAGGTGATAGCCACGATGCCAAGAACTTAGGTACCGATGCACCGTCGAACTGGAATCCTTTTGGAATCACGTAGTTTTCGCCATTGACTTGGAAGTGCCAGTCCTTGGCAATCTCCCATTGGCGAACTTCCCAGAACCAGCACCAAATAGCTTTCCAAAAACCTCTACCATCCGTTGGAATACGGATCGGCATCATGTGAGGCATCTCATCATACTTAAAGCCAACGATGTCTTCGTTCTGATCAACACCGAATAGATTGGCGATCCAGCCAATAAGAATGAGTACTGCTACCGCAGTAAACATCCAGTAGTCTAGTAGTAGACCAATGATCGTGTCTGTCATAGTTTTACCTTCCCTTCTTTGATAAGTCGTTCTCTGTTTTTCATATGTTGAGCTTGAACTTCTTCTTTACTTCCACCAAAGTAGGGAACACAATGTCCTTCCTCGATCATAACCTCTGTCACAAGTCTGCCGTCAGTGCCTATAAAATCGCCAAGGATACGTCCGAACTTGCCTTTCATATCCTCACCACTTTTATCTACTTGTGTCTTCAGAATAGTCTGCTTTCCAAGTAGCTCTTTCAATCTTGCCTTTGCAGCAAGACCAAAAACTTTTTCTGTCTTATCACTCGTACGAGATTCTGGAGTATCAATACCCATGATTCGTACGCGTTCATCTTTTAACCAAACACCAAAACCAAGATCAATGTCTACATCAACTGTGTCACCGTCAACTACTTTAATTACCTTTACGCGGTATTCGTACATAATTCCCCCTGACCTTATAAATATTGTTGTTATACTTCTATCTATATAGGAAAATAAATGGCTGGATTAACAAGAAGAATTACACCAGGACAAACAGTACCACCGGGTGTTAATAGATTAAATAATCAACAAATAGATAATCGATTAAATGAAATAAAAGGATTATTTACTGCTATTCCAGAAGGGCAGAGAAATGATGGTGGAAAACTAAAATACCCATTAGTAAATCAAGAGCAATATAAAGGCAAAATTACATTTCAGCCATATGAAGTAATTCCACCTACGGCTGACGAGCGATTTAACATTAAAGATACCATTGATAGAGTAAAAAGAATCCCTGAAAGTATAGCAAATGTATATTCGCTACAAAGAAGTACAGGTATTGATGAAACACAATATAATGAGTATGAATTTGCCGGAGGTAATGTTGGTTCAGATCCAGTATATAAAGCAGTACAAAGTTATAACGAAACCAAAATAAATGATACGAAGAACAAAGGTTTTACCGGATTAAAAGTTAAACCAATTTTAAACGATAGGTGTGATCTTTATCTTCCTTTATCATATGTTGTAAACGATAATATTTCATACAATACACCGGATCTAGGTTTATTGGGTGGCGCAATTGCTGGTTCAATCTCAAGTGGTAGCACTGTCGCATCATCAATCAATGCTGGACTACAACAAGCCGGTAGATCGGTTATGGATTTTTTTAATGCCGGTGGTGTTGGTAGTGATGTTGCAAGATTAGCTGCTGTTAGAGCTCTTAGTGCATTAAAGCTATCCGATACTGTAAAAAATGCAATTAGTTTGGCAGGTCAAGTGACTGTAAATCCAAATACAAGAGCGTTATTCGATAAGGTTGCCTTAAGAGAATTTACTTTTCAATTTAAGTTTATTCCAAAGTCAAGAGAAGAATCTGCACAGATAAGACAAATTATACAATTTTTTAGAAAACATGCTTATCCAGAAACAATATCACCTGCACAATTGCCAATAGGCTATAAGTTTCCTAACATGTTTAAAATCGGTTTGACATATGATGGTCAAGTCGTTGGTACAAAAATTAAATTGTGTTACCTAAGAAACATTCAAACAAATTATAATCCAACACAAGCAAGTTTTCACAATGGTGGCGACGGTACTGGTTATGCGGCGCCAACAGAAATAGATCTATCAATTTCGTTTATTGAGCATAAAACATTGTCAAGACAAGATATTCTTGAAAATGGTCGGTCGACGGATAATTCAGCCATTAATGCTGAAGGTGGCCGACAAATTGATGGCGGTGGAGGTTACTAATGGCTTATTTTACCGATTTTCCAGTTACAGCTTATAGATTTGGAAATGAGCTCAATGCTAATATTTTTCCAGATTTATCAACGTATGTTTCTATTCTTGATTTAATTAAGGATTCAATTTCATTTTATAATGGTTATTATATTCAAGATGGTGAAAGGCCTGACCAAGTAGCTTATAAGTTATATCGTGATCCTAATTTACATTGGACTTTTTATTTTATGAATGATTCAATCCGTGAAAGAGGCTGGCCATTATCGAATAGGGAAATATTGGCACAAGTTGATAAAGATTTTACACATAATGTTTTGGTCACTCGAACACCGTTGGCTGGTAAATTTAAAGTAGGTCAGACAATTGAAGGTACCAATTCAAGTGCCACAGCTACAATTAAACATCGAAATTTAGATCTCGGTCAATTAACATTGGATGATGTATCTGGTACATTTACTAATAATGAAACAATTGAATCAACAAACGCTAATGGATTTTTAGAAACAATTGTAAGTCAAAGTTATAGTTCTGAAGCTCTTGCAGTGCATCACTATGAAAATGATGCAGGTGAATGGGTCGATATTGACCCAACGATTGGACCTGGTGCACTATATACAGCTATAACTAACACGGATAGATATATTGCTCTTAATGATGAACTAAAACAAATTAGAGTTATTAAGCCTTCAGCAATATTAGACGTTGTTGATGCATTTAAAGAGGCGTTAAAAGCTTGAACGAAGCAATACAATCAATTACGAATTTTTATATTAAAAGTGTTCTATTAGATAGCGAACGCTTGGTGTCGCCTGTCGAACTTACAAGCGTTGTGACTGATATTGACATCCATGAACACATTGAAAAACCATACCTGACCGCAAAGCTTGTTTTTAGTGATACGGCTGAGGTTATTAGTTCAAATGATTTGCTTGGAGGCGAAACGGTATTAATTGTTCTCCAAAGCAATAGAAAAAATACAAAAGAAATTAGAAAATATTTCTATGTTCAAAGAATTGAAAATGCAATTAAAATTAATGATGCCACAGAAGTTGTGGTTTTAAAATTAATTGAAGATATTGGATATATTTCAAATGCACAAAATGTGAATAAATCATACACTGGTAATACTGCAGAAATAATTGAAAAAATAGCTTATGATTACTTAAATAAACTTGTAAGTTTAGAGCAAGATATAGATCTAGAACCATATAAGGTTATAGTACCTAATTTAAATCCTCTAAATGCCATGTCGTGGTTAAAAAATGCAACAAATACAAATTCTGGTTATCCTTATTTTCTTTTTTCTACATTTGTTGGTGAGGAATTATATTTTAAAAATTTAAGTAATATGTTGAATCAGCCGTCTATGAATGAAAATAAACCATATGTTTATTGGCAATCGGCGTCACAATCATCTGATCCAGATGTTCAAAGAAGAACAATTAAAGAATATAGTATTGCAAAACATGAGGATTTATTTTCTATTATTCAGCATGGTTCTGTTGGAGCAAAATATACTTTTTTAAATACATTATCCAATACAGCAAAAAGATTTAACTTTAATGTAAAGAAAGATGTGTTTGATAAATTAACCGAGCAATTGCCAAACACACAAAATAGAATGCAATTTTCTGATGCGTATGCTATTAATGAAAAACCACTTAACGAATATCAAAGTAGAAACATAACACAGATATGTGGTTCGGGTGTTTTTAATAATGGCAGTGAATCTTTTAGATCACTGAATGAAGAAATATTGGCGGATAACTATAAAAGAAAAATGATTTCTAAGTCCATGTTACATTTTCTTCTAAAAAATCCATTGAATATTATTGTAAATGGAGTTGATTTTATTGACGGTGACTATAATGCAACCATTGGTAATCTATTAAATATTGAATTTTTAACAAATAGAATTGATGCCAAAAACCAAAGAAGATTAAGAGATGTAAAAAGATCTGGTAATTATTTAATATATGGTGCCCGCCATACTTTTAAAGTTGAAGGTTATGATCTTTCGTTGAGTTGTGTAAAAATAGCAAATAAGAGTTTAACAGCAACATGATACCAAATACTTTTATTGATTATTATGGTGACGACACACGTTGGTTTACCGGCGTGGTTGTTGACTCGTATAATGATCCTTTAAAGTTAAATAGAGCAAGAATTAGAATATATGGTATCCATAGCGATAACATTAAGGATATTCCAAACGGAGACTTACCTTGGGCACAAGTTCTAACTCCAGCAACGGAAGGTGGAAGTTCTGGTGTTGGTTCAACACTTAGGTTGGAAAACGGTGCCTTGGTATTTGGTATTTTTTTAGACGGAAAACAATCACAATTACCTTTGGTTCTTGGATCAATACCCAAGCATGAAGTGCCATCATCAGCCGTAAGAATATTAGCAAATAAACCAGAAAAAACTATTGCCACTCTTCAACCAACTGAAACATCTTCAAATAGAGTTTTTAATCCAGACAAGCTATTAAAGGGTAAAACAAATATAGAAAAAGCTTTTAACTTCTTTGTTTCTGCAGAAGGTGGTGGTTACAGTACAGTTCATGCAGCAGCAATATGCGGTAACTTGCAAGCAGAATCTGGATATGGTGGCCGAGGAGGCTCCAGAAGTGTACCCAATGGAGATATTGATCCGAAAGTTTGGTCACCAGCACCAGAAGATTCACGTGGTATTGCTCAATGGAATTCAGCAAAAGCTGCAGGTAATAGATTAGGTTTATTAAAAAACTTTGCTGCTGAAAGAGATTTAGATTATTTAAATCTGTCTACACAATTGCATTTTTTAGTGTATGAGTTTTCAATATTAAACCCAAGATACTATAGACACACTCAATTTAAAGATACAACAGATATTGATAAAGCTACAGAAATTTTTACATTTTGGTATGAGAATCCAAAAGATAAAAAACAAAAAGCAATAGAAAGAGCTCAGCGAGCAAATAAAATATACGACATGTACGGATAAATCATGGCATATAATAGAGAACAAGATATTCAAAACTTGCTGGCACAAGATCCTCAACTTACAAGAGCAGAGGCTGAAGCTCAAGTTGATAGAAATTCTGCTTTAAATCAAAGATTATCAACAGGATCTTTAAATCTAGATTATCTTAATAAAGGTTTGCAATCCACGATTAGAAAATCTGGAGTTAAATCATTAAACAATACTGGAGATAATGCTAGGATTGATAGAGAAGCAACTGAGGCATCTGTAATTGGAATTTCTGTAAACGAAACAGCGGGTGGTTTCTTATCACTTTCAGCTACAACAAAAGAAGGTACATCAGTAACTGTAGAGCCTTCGTTGGCACTTTTAACAGCTGATGTACCGGGTGTTAAAATAATAAAAACGTCTGGTAAAAAATCAGAGATTACTACATTAACTGGAAGAACTGCTGCTGATGGATTTTTAAACGCAACCATTACTCAAGGTTCACCAAAAGGTATAGAGAAAACTCTTACCGTAGGTTTAGGATTTGATAAAAATTTAATCAGAGCCGCAGTAAAAGAAACTTCATCTAATCCATCAGTTGCTGAAAAGAATATTGGTGTTAATATACAAGAAAAAGTTACAACTGATGTTAAGAAAGTAAATGCAAAGATTAATTCAGTATCGGCAAATCCTTTTGGTTCGTCAACAAATGCATTAAGTGGTGCTGCTGGTAATCCATTTTCAAATATTCTTGGTAATATTGCTGGTATCGTAAAAGGTGTTATTGATCAAGGTTCAACAATTGCATCTAAGTTTGGGTATGAGATTTCTTCTGGTAATGGTGCTGTTGATACAACAACCACAGTTCAAATTAATACTGACATACTAAATAAAGCTGCTGATACATTGGGTGTTACATTGCCAAGACCAGGCGCGGTTGGAAAACAATTAGTTGCAATTACAGATACTACTAACCAACCTCTAAATATTGCAGGATATGCTGCAGCAACAGAATCACCTAATTTTGTGGATAAAAATGGTAATACTAATTTTAGTACAACAATTTATGACGATTTTGAAATACCAGAACCAACTGATAATGAAACAAAATTAACTGGTAGAACTAAAAATTGGGCTGGGGCGAATACAGATATTAATCTATTTCAATTTGATTTTGTTAACACAAAAGAGGAATTGGAAGCAGAATTAAAAATTATTGAAAGACCAATTACACTTCTTTCCGTTGCATGTACTGGATCTGCACTTGATCAAGAAATTACTGCTCTTGATATGCACTTAAGACATTTAGAAATTTTTGATAGAAATTCATATGGTGGATTACAATTTCATTATATAATTAGAAAAGATGGAAGTGTTCAAAGAGGTAGACCTTTAGATTTACCAAGTTTTGATGGTTCAAAGAATTGGTATAGGTATAGTATTTTTATTGCATTTGATTCAGGTTATACATTTAACTATCCGGTACCTAAGGAATATAAGGAACCATATTATATTAATGCTGAATCAATTACCGCAGCACAATGGAGAACATTTGAAATATTTGCCGATGCTTATTTTAAAGCAATACCAGGGGGACAAGTGTTGTCAGCAGATGAATATGCACCAGGTTTAGGTAATGGCCCTGGATTTCCCGCAAGTGAATGGATAAAGGATAAGTTTGGCAAGGATACCTTATACGATAACTATACAATAGATGGTGAGTTTATTTTTAATTCGCCAGAAGATAGAACAAATTCAAATAAAGGTGAATTTACTCCAGCCGAACTTGCAAGACTTGTGCCTGAAAATATTATAAAACCAACATTAACACTAATTGTGACGGCACCTACTCCAGCACCACAGCCAGAAAATGTGGCGTCATCTAGGACTGGTTTACCACCACAAAAATCAGTTAGTGATAAGGTTACCAGTTCAAAACAATATGATAATCTGGTAGTCAAAATAGATAAAGATACAAATAGATTAAAATTACTTCAAGATCAACTATCAAAACTTGATCGTAATTCAGCAAAGGCTATTGAATTAACATCAAAAATTGGAGTATTGGCAAGTGCAATTGATATTTCTAGAACAGAAGCTTTAAATCTTGAAACAACTGACTTAAAAGGTTTTGATAAAGTTGGAACCCTAGAAGCAATAAAAACAAAAGCTGAAACTAAAAAGAATAGTGATGCTCAAAAACTTTCAGAATTAAAGTTGATCAACGTAACAAATAACACATCTGAAATAGTAGCTAAATTTGGTTCGACTTCTAAATTTAATATTGAATTAGATAATGCACAGGCAAATTATGATAGGTCCTTGGCTGAATTTGTAAAAGCTAGAAATGATTACAATGATGCAGTAAAAGCAGACCAGAAACTTATAACAAGGTAATGATATGGCTGAAAAGATAAAAATAAATTCAGATAATAATAATACAGAACCTAGAAATATTCAAGGGTTTGATGACCAATCTGGCACATACCCTAAACTGGAATACTTTGATAGACCTTCAACAAATGCTTCGGCAACAGGTTCCAAAGTAAATAAAGTATATACTGGTGGTGGTGACAAAAATATTTCATTGGGTTTAAAACCATTACCCGGTTCCAAATATCCTTATAATCAGGTCAAGGAAACAGTTTCTGGTCACGTTACTGAAATTGATGACACACCTGGTGCTGAACGTATATTGTTTAGACACCGTACTGGTTCCGGTGTGGAAATGCGAAATGATGGGACCGTAATTATTAGTTCGACGGGTAATACAGTAAGAGTTACGTGCCATGATGAGAAAGTAATTGTTGAAGGTGATGCCGAATTATCATATAAAGGTAATTTAACTTTGAATGTTGCCGGTGATTTTGATTTAATTGTTGGTGGTAACTTTAATGTTACAACATCTGGCGATAAGATTGAAGATACTCACGGTTCGCATAAACACACAGTAAGAAAAAATCAAAAGACTGTAGTTACAAAAAATAAATCCGACTTTATTAATGGTGAATATTCACAAACCGTTTTGGGTAATAGTAATTTAATTACAAAAGGTACTCTTAGAAACTATATTCAAGCCGGTGTTGAATTTTATAGTGGTGATGAGATTATAATGACTGCATCAAATATG